GGCAAAGGCCTTGAGGCGCATGTTGTTGAGCACGTCGCTGTTTTCACTGGCCGGGTCCTTGGGCATTTGAGCATTTTGAGGTAACAAGATGCCCTCGATGTCCCGAACATTAAGCGCAGAGTACACGCGGTAGTACGCCTCGTACATATCATGCATCTGTGGCGCACTCTGGGCCATCTGCAACTGTGTCTGCGCCAAAGTAATACGCTGGGCAGAGCTAAATATGTTAGGGTCCGCAACAGGTAGCACCGCCACCATGTTGTTGAAGTCCTTCTTCTTGATCGAACGCGCGCCACCCGGTACGTCATACGGATAGTTGTCCGGCATGTACTCGCCAAAGCCCTTGGCCAACATCTTAAACTCAAGCCCCTGCGCATAATGCAGGCGCTTGTGAATAGCAGACATGACAATCGAGCCGCGCTCGAGCAATGCCAGGGTTGTTCCTACTTGCGCATTCTGATTCGCATCCCCTACCTGCATGTCCGCAGTACTGGCCAAGCGTTTACCCGCGTCAACAAGGAATCCAAGCAACGCAAACAGCGCCTGGCTAGGCTCTTTGTACGGCAAAGGCAACAAAGAAGCCGTAAGTTCCGCTCCGCCCGCGTCAATATCCCTCCACTCACCCGGCTGGATAGGACTATCGTTGTCCGCGATCCGCGCGCCCTTGGCTTTGAAGCCCGCAGGCAGATTTGAGAGCGTTCCCGCGTCCAGAAGCTGGCGCAAAGCGCTCGTAGCACCCTTGGACAAGCCTCCAACCATGTGAACAAAGCCCATACCATACGCGCCAAGGCCTTCGACCAGCACATAGTGGACAAAATAATCTCTGCGTACCTTTAAAACGTCGTCTTCGTTCCAATTTCTGCGAACACCAACGACTTTTAGGCTGTCCTCTAACATCGTAACGACGTAAGGCAAGCGGATTTTGGTAACTTCGCCGTCTTCATCCTTGTCTTCAAAGCCTGGGATGTCTAAATCCACCTGCATCTCTAACAAAAATATCTCTTCGACGTCGTCAGTAGGCTGTACGCCAGTAACTTTGTCCACCGCGTCTTGAATCTGAGTGGTATCTGGCAGCATGGTCTGCGACTCAACGTCCACATCCAAGTATTCGCCGGCCACAATGCGCTTTCTGAACTCGTTTGAGTCCATCGCAATGCGGTGCGTGATCCGTGGGCACTGGCTCATGACGCTTGAGCCGTTGTACGGGATGTATACATCATCGGCCAAGCACAGTTTGGAGACCATGCGGCCTATCTGATGGTCGTAGTACACCTTCTTAAAGGCAGAACCACCATATCCTGTGTAGAAAAGCAACTGATCAAACTCAGGTGTGTACTCTTCCATCACCGAAGTGATCTGATAATTCATAAAATCTTGCACGCGCGCCGCTTGTTGGGTCTTTTCTACCGTCTCACGGCCTACAACTTGTGTGCGAACAGGGCCGCCAGCGGGCATCAGCTCCTTAAATGCCTGTGCCTGGAACTGCACAATCGCCTCTGTCAGCATTGGATGGGTCGCGCCTGAGGCGCCCCTGAACGGTTTAGTGCGCTCTTCCAGCTTTAGGCCAAGTAAGTCCATGCCCTTGGAGTACATCTGCTCCCAGTCAGAGCGAGAGGACTTATCCGCCTCAAACATCGCGCCCACATCCATAGCAATACTGCTCAAGTCATCTTCATCAATGACCTCGGCTAAGTTGGCATAGAAGTCGATCTCATCCGCATCGTCTTCTGTCATGTTGATGACGGCACTGCCATCCTCTTCCAACACGATTTCAACGTCTGGCATTTCCTCCGCCTCAGAAAGAATAATGTCTAACTGAGGGGCCTGGTTTATTGCTTTGTCTATGGGCATGAGTGCTCTCTATTATTAAGGCATTGAGAAACTAGAGTTTATAGCATCCCTGTACTTTTTCAGGATAGGAGTTAAAAACTCATCCTTTTCCTCAATTGCTCTTGGATTAAGATAATTTTGGAAGAAGTCCACAACTAGGTTGTCGTACTTCTCCGGTGCCGTGTTTCCAGTAGCGCGCCCGTTTCCTTTGATCTGCTTAACTACAGGGGTGTTTTCATCCACCATGTACACCTCCACTGTGGTGACTGGGCGGTTTCTATTGTCGCGTAAGCTGTAAATCTGATACCTGCCTTGGTTAAATGCTTCCACCTTTTCTGGCGCATATCCTATTCCACCCAAGGCATATCCTCCTACAGAGTGTCCTATGTATGCTCCCTCAGGAACAGTAGACGCCGCTGTCTCTAACTGCTTCCATGCATATCCCTCATAAGGACCTGTTTTAGTTTGAACTACTGGAGCACTCACGCCCGTTTCAAAAACTTCTTTTGGAACAGCTTTGCCTTTTCGGATTCTTTGATCCAGCATCGATAGGCTTTGTTCTTGTTCACGCGATGCATTGGCTGCCTGCACTATGTCTGGGAACTGCGCGTTCTTTAACTCTCTCTCAGACAGAGAGGCCAGATATTTATTAATTCCTTTTGCTTTAAATAAGTCCGCTAAAGCAGGTCCAAAGGAATCAATATCGTAGATCGGTTCTTTCTTCTCTATAGCTGTAAGTAACTCTTGTGGCAGTGACGTCCCTTCACCTAACATCTTACCTATAAAACCTGGTGAGCTTTCATACTGTTTGTAAAGAGTTCGGGCATTTAGCGGACCCACTATGGTTTGCGGGTCCTTAAGGCTGCGTGTGCTCAACTCCACCTTAGGATTGATTAGCGTGGGGTCTACCCCTTGTTCTATAAGCTTCTCTATCGCGGCTTGTCTTGCCTCATCTACACGCTGTTTACCTAACGGCGTATTTGAATAGGTGTAGTCGGGCGCCATAAGCCCGGGCTCTTTCGAGACCAACGCTCCTGTCAAACCCGTTTGCGTGTCATACCTCTCTGCAAATTCTTCAAAGGCAGGAGGGTACTTAGGATAAAAACGTGTTTGAGAAGGATCAATTTGCATCGGTCCCATAAAGTCAGGACTTGGGCGTTGTGCCTCTCTGACTTTAGTCTTTCCCGCAACTAATTGGTCCATCAAAAAGTCAGGGAAGTTTGCCCTGTCCGATACGATAGCACCCTTTATCCGCTTTGTTTTTATCAAGTCAGATATAGGATCATTAGGCGTGCCAAATTGTTTTTCAAAATAGTTCTTAGCCTTTGTTTGCCAAAAATCTTTTATCAAAAGTTCCCGCTGTGCTCTTTCCGCCTTGTCTAAGTTATCAGGCAAAACATCTCCCAGGCGCTCCTGTGCATCTCTTATAAACTTACTCAGGTTCGACTCTTCCATCGTGTTCATCATGCTGCCCGTAGGACGTACGGCGTAAGCTAGATTACCCGTTGCCTCCAAGCGCTCACGCAAAGGATCGTACGCTGTGTCAGGAATGTTCTCCGCCTTTTTGCCGGCCTTGCGAACACGCGCGCGTTGAACTTCTCCTACCGTGAGGTCCTCCAAAGTCTTGGCCGCCTCTCCCACAGCCTGCCCCGTCTTTTGTGCCGCCTTCACTCCCCCACGCGTCACTGCCGCTGGGTTTGCAAAATTAGACAACAACTCGGCCGACGTATAAAAACCCCTCTCCGTCGGATCAGCAGGAGGCTCCGGGCGAACGCCAAAACCCGTCATCTGCTTCTTGATGTAATCACTCGTCCCAAATTGCCCCTCTGGCTCACGCCCTGTCAACGCCTGGCGAGCAAGCATCGTTAAATCCATAGGCAGTCCCAGTAGGTCATACGGCAACTCCGTCACCCCCTTGGCCGCAGCAGAGTACGCCTTGCCACTGGCTAACGCTTTACTAATATTGCCGGCTTGCCTGCCCTTTCCAGAACTAGGCGTTATAAACGCCGGCTTACTCGCAGCATCAATCTCTTCTTGCGTTAGTTCGCCCTCTCCTGTAGCAGGAGAACCATCGGCACGCTTAATAGGACCCTGCGAACCATACCTGCCTACGCTTGGTGAACTGCCCGCAGGCCTGCCCTTCCACGCTTTTCCAGGAGTCTGCTCATCCCTCGCATCCGCCGCCATCTGCTTGACAAGCTCCAATAAATCTTCTTGACTCTTAGAGCGCGACGCAAGCTCAATCCCCAACAAATTATTGTGAACATCCTGCTTGTAGTCAGGCGACTCTTTTGTCATACCCAACTTAGCACCAATAAACCTTATCGGCTGCTCCCTTATCTCATGTGCATACCCAGCAAGTTCCGCGGCCCGCGGGCCGTACTTCCTGGCCAACGTGCCCGAGGCCAACATGTGTCTCGCCGTATCTTGGCTAGTCCATTGACTAGATTCCTCAGGGAACATGCCCGCCGCACGACCACGTGCATAGCTCGATACTCCCAGTAGTCCAGGGATGTCCTCGTCCTTCTTGGCTTCCCCGCCTTCGGCCATGCCTTCTGGTTGAACAGGAGACGGGGCCATCGGATCGAACCCGCCCAGTTGCCCTTTGAGTTCGTTTCTTAAAAAGTCGTTTTCATATTTGTTGTACTCAGCCTCAGTGAGGAAACGACGGTTGTCTTGATTGTTAATTTTTATAAAGTCTTCAAGCTCAGGAGAATTAGTGACATCCCGTAGCCCTGTTAACGACAGGTCTTTAATGTCCGAAAAGCTGCCACTGTTTAAAAAGTCCTGTACAAAAGGCCGTGCCTCTTCCTTTATAGAGCCATTGCCTGGACCTTTGATTTGGTTAATGACAGGAGGCCGTTTGCCCACTATCAAATCCGCTGCTGTTTGAAAGCTATCCATCGGACTAGGGGTAGGTGCCCC